GGGTATAAATAAAATTCTTATTCGTAGGACCTCATTATACTTGCCTTCTCAGTTACCTGCTCGTGCTACCGCTTTAACTGCTTGCTCGGTGTGTTCTGTTCTCTGCTTCTTGGTTGGTTAAATTTTACTTCAATTTCTGCAATCCAATATGTCTGCCGAAGATTTTACCCCCAGGACCGGCTTAGTTGATACGGAGTTGTTAGTCGATCCCGCCGCTGAACTTGAGGAGTTGCATGATGCACTCATGCCACTTGAAGTCCTTAACATCAATGTTAAGGCCTTCACACGTGCTAACATCTTCGCCCTCCGAATGACCGTTCCGCAATATATTAAGGAGGTGCGTGTACTTCAAAATCTGCAAGATGTGCAGCTTATTCGCAAAGTCTGGACTGAGGCCATCAGCCACAAATGCGCTACCTTGCCAGATGAAGCTGATGCTGGCGTTTGTCTCAGCTTTGCGCGTTGGTTGAAGCGTGGTGTGGGTGCCAAAGTGTTATCTGATGCTCAGCATCTTATCAAATTACAGAAACGTGCTGTTGGGAGCGTTGAGCCTAAAGTTTTGGCATTTGTCCAGCTGCTTGACCAGCAAATCGCTGATATGCATGCTGAACGTAAAAAGATTCAGGCCGAAGGTCAGGCTAAAATTGATGAGTTACGTCGTGAAATCCAGAGGGTTGAAAGGGAGTACGATGAAAAAGCTAAGGCCTCATCGAAGCGCTTTAAGCCTGCTAGGAAGTATGTGCCCCCGACAAAAGCAAAAATCGATGAAGAATGTTGGAATGCTTATCTCAATAAAGTGCAAAAGAGTGGCAAAACTGCTCCTGAATGGAATGCTGTCCTACAGGAACAGGCTAATACCATGTATCAGCAGCTATATCTCACACAGCATAAACAGGACTTCTGTGGCCTTGAGTCTAATCAGATACCACTCAAGGTATGGGCCGACTCTAAGTTGAAGGAATTGGCAGATAATCATGAGTTTCGTCGCGTCCGCGAGACCCAGCGAATCTTGGGTCTCGCGAGTGGAGTCCCATCTTCACCGTCTGCCTCTGCCTCAAAGAGTCTTTCAGGCAAACAACGTTCCGGTGGGCCCAGTCAGTCAGCTGGTGATGAACCAGTCGAGGAACATGGCTCTTCGAACTCTGCTAAACCCGCAGCTCCTGACATGGAAATCACAGATAGGGATGAGGAAAAAACCTCCTCTTCAAAAGGCAAACGAAAGCAGAAGCTCAAAGATCGACTTGCTGCTAAGAAATCCAAGGATCTTAGTGCTAAGAAAACCAGAAAGGGGACCATTAGGAGGGATCCCCACCGCAAGAAGTAAATTTGAGGCAATGGTCAGGAAGGTGATTGGTGGCGGAGAGATGCTGAACTGGTCTATCGATTCCAATATGTATCGGGGAGGCGGCAATTTCACTGATGCACTCACATTATTGGCTGATGCAAGATATGATGCACCTGAAATGTTTCTGTCCGATTATCTTTCGATCGAGAAAGCCCGTTCACTTCTCTGTTTACCTTCTGACCTTAAAGTGCCGTGCCACCGTAATTGTGTGTCTGTAAATAATTTCAATAACGAAGCTACAGCTGGACCGTTCTTCCGTGCCCATGGCATTAGGAATAAATATGGCATGCGGTTGCAGCTAGAGGATTTTGCATGGGAATGTTACAATGCATATGTTGATAGTGGTGGTAATCCGAGTATGCTGCCATATATCTCATCAAGAGTCGGATTTCGCACTAAATTGGTTTCAACCACCGAAGCCTTTGCCAAAATGAAAGACAATAAACCAATCGGGCGTTGTGTTATGATGTTGGATGCGATCGAGCAGATGTTTTCTACGCCATTATATAATGTACTTTCTAAGACCACAGCGGCACAGCGTTTTGACATAAAATCGGGCTTCCGTAACACCATCGTGAGAGCATCCTCCGACTGGGCTAAATTTTGGGAGGAAGTCAAGGCTGCTAAGGTTATTGTTGAACTGGATTGGAAGAAGTTTGATCGTGAACGTCCAACTGAGGATCTTGAGTTTATTATCCAAGTTATAATCTCATGTTTCAAGCCCACAGATGAACGGGAACGGCTCTTCCTGAGAGGTTATGGCATTATGCTCAGGCGCTGTCTTATTGATAGATATTTCATAACGGATGACGGTGGCGTTTTCAAGATAGATGGTATGGTACCTAGTGGTTCACTCTGGACAGGATGGGTTGATACTGCATTGAATATATTATATCTGCAATCCGTCATGATATCACTCGGTCTTGTCAGCACAGCAGTCTCACCCAAATGCGCTGGGGATGATAATTTGACGTTATTCTGGAAGGATTTTGATGATAAACGCTTGCTAAGCATTAAAACGCGTCTAAATGCATGGTTCCGCGCTGGTATTGATGATGAAGATTTCTTCATTCATAGACCACCGTATCATGTTACTAGAGAACAAGCAACTTTTCCCCCGGGCACTGATTTGACCAAAGGAACTTCAAGAAAGTTAAAGGATGCAATATGGATACCTATTGATGGTGAGCCTATCATTGATCAAGCACAAGGTTTATCTCATAGATGGCAATATGTATTCCGGGGCAAGCCGAAGTTTCTCTCGGCGTATTGGCTGGAAGATGGTCGTCCAATCAGACCAACCCACGTCAATGCCGAAAAGCTTCTATTTCCTGAGGGCATACATAAAGACATCGAACAATATGAATCTGCCGTGTTATCGATGATCGTTGATAATCCATATAATCATCATAATGTAAATCATTGTATGCATCGCTTTATTATATGTGAACAGGTAAAAAGACAGTCGGCCGCCGGGATTGATCCAGTTGACATCTTATGGTTTTCGCGCATACGACCTGGTAACCCTGATGTTGTACCGTACCCTATGGTAGCATCTTGGCGGCGTTGTGAAGGATACGTTGATCTGGAGCAACTGCCATTCATCAGTGATTATGTTAAAGACCTTAAAGAGTTTGTTGCTGGCGTCACTTCTCTCTATGCACGTGATTCAATCGGCGGACTTGACGCTTGGCGTTTCACTGAAATAATACGTGGTGAAACTGATCTTGGCACTGGGCAGTTCGGAAACGATATAGATGTATGGATACACTGGTTGCATCATCATCCATTAACTAAATACCTCAAGCCAATCAAGCGACATCGTCAGCCACCACTCTCAGTTATGCCGGACAAGGAGCTGCATGGAAGAATCGAGGAAGCACTTCAAGTCTACAGGGACATTCGCGGCACCACCACCAATGCCTCTGCTGAAGCTTTTTCTTTATTTTTATCCAATGTAATTAAACATCAAGGCTAGGACCCGAACGTTATGTAGCGTTCGCAGACACCAGCCTTCTACTATGTTTTCTTTCTATTGTAACTGATTATTATATAGTATATACGTGGACTACCTACGGTATAGGTCCATGTCCAAAAACACACACAAA